TATCATTCGAAAAATGGAAAATCTAGAACAAATCAAAGCCGACCTTCAGAAGTCTATTGACGAGGCAGGGGTTGCACTTAAGACCAAGGCTTCAAACGCTGAAGATTTGGCACAGAAGGCATTCGACAAAGCCGATGCCGTATTGAAATCATTGGATGGCGTTCTTTCTAAGGAAGATGCTGCAAAGATGCAAAAGCAGTTGGACTCTTTGGACATTGCGCTCCAGAAGTCAGCAGTTGAGAAGCAAGTAAACGAAGAGTCTTTTAAAGATGCTTTCATGAAGGCTTATGAGCCTGTACAGAAAGAAATCATGAGAATCAAAGCCTCAGGTGAGCGTTTGAAGGCTCCTTTGACCTTTGAGATCAGCGAGAAAACAGTAGGAACTATCTCTTTGGCTTCTACTATCGCTAACGTTGCTTCATCTTCTCAGGTAACTATTTCTGAGTTTACAGGTGTCGTATCTCCTATCCGTCAAAGACTTTTGACTTACTTGTCAAATGTATCTGTAGGCGCAATCGGTACTCAGTACGCTGTATGGGTTGAAGAATATGACGAGGAAGGAACTCCGGTATTTATTGGTGAAGGTGTAGAAAAGACTCAGATTGATGTTCAGTACAAAGAGCAGAGAGCCAAGGTTAACAAAATTGGCGTTCACATGAAAGTGACTACTGAAATGTTGGAAGATGCAGGATACCTGTTCTCCTACATTCAGTCTAACGGTGTGAAGCGAGTTGAAACAGTTATTGAAAACCAACTATTCACCGGAAACGGATCTGACCCTCAGCTTGTAGGTTTGCTTTCTAAATCTACTGCTTTCACAGGTGGTTCTATGGCAGGTGGAGTTGAGTCTGCTACCGAGTGGGATGTAATTCATGGAATTATCGCTCAGGTTCGTGCTGCAAACGGTGTTGTAAACGGTGTATTCGTTGAAACAGGTAAGTATCACACTATGCTGTCTGTAAAGGATGGCGATAAGCAGTATATCTTGCCTGCTGGTGTAACTTTCGATGCTCAGGGTAACTTGGCTGCATGGGGAGTACGAATCATCCCTACCAATGCATTGACCGGAACTGCTGCTGATTTCGTTGGTGGTGACTTGTCAGTGATTAACGTACGTTTGAGAACTGGAATCCAGGTTGCTATCGGTGATTCAGGCGATGACTTTATCGACAACTTGAAGACTGTCAGAATCGAGCAAAGATTGGTGCAGTTTATCTCTGCTAACGATACTCCTTGCTTAGTGAAGGGCACATTCAACGCTGCGAAGGCTATCCTTGAAACTACCTAATATTTCATAAGTGTCTGTTTGTTGATTAAGGCCCTGAAAATATTCAGGGCTTTTTTCTTGCTTTGTATTGGTAAAAAGTGGTAAGTTTAATTATTAACGGTTTGCAGCTAACCAAAATTTTTGCGAAAAGCAAAAACTATCGGTTAGCTGCTGTTAGGTGTCTGGTTTTATTTAAAATTTGAGCGATGGACAAAATTATTTTTTTAGACATAGATGGAGTGCTAAACGTTATCGGACAAGGTAGAGACGAGTTCGGGCAATGCTTCCATAAACATTTTGAAGATAATCTACGATGGATTATTGAACAGACAGGTGCAAAGATTGTGATTAGTAGCACTTGGCGAATGAGTGGATTATCTGAAATGCAAAGAATGTGGAAGCATAGAAACTTGGAAGGTGAGGTAATTGATATTACACCGACAGAAGTTGATGTAGTAGAACGAGGAACTTGTGAATTTTATGACCAAGTTGATAGAGGTTTTGAAATTCAGCAATGGATTGATGATAACAATGTAAAATGCTACTGTATAATTGATGATGATAATGATATGCTACCAAGTCAAAAAAATAATTTTGTGAGGACTGCAAATAATCAAGACCATCCCGATTGCGTAGATATTGGTTATGGACTTACTCGCAAGTGTGCAGAGCGGGTGGTAGAAATTTTAAATAAAACTTGCACCTAACGTGTTGTGTATGAGCAGTGGCACTTGTACACACTTTCAAATTAGCTACACCGCTTATGTGCCATTGCTTATACACGGTGTTATGTGCCGTTTTTTATTCACGAATTAATTTAGAAAAATGAAGAAATATCAAATAATTTATGCTGACCCTGCTTGGCAAGTAATGGCAGGAAGCAAACAAAGTAGAAAAGAAGGTGATAGCCAAAAAAGTTTACCACTTACTTATCCTACTATGACTTTGGAAGAAATAAAAGCATTGAATGTAAAAGATATTAAGGCAAAGGATAGTGTTTTGTTCCTTTGGACTATAAACAAGTATTTAGAACAAAGCTATGCGGTTGCAAGGGCTTGGGGATTTGAACCTTCTACAATGCTTGTATGGGATAAAACACCCAAAGGAATAGGACTTGGTGGAACTTTTACTTTAGCAAATGAATATCTTTTATTTTGCAGAAGCGGAACGGTAAAGGCAAAGCAAAGAGTAAAGGGAAACCACTGGCATTTACCGAGAGAAAAGCATAGTAGGAAGCCTGACTTTTTCAGAAACCTAATAACCGAAACTTTTGGCGAACTTGACCGAATAGAATTATTTGCTCGTGAAAAGCACGAAGGTTGGGATGCTTGGGGGAATGAAGTTGAGAGTAGTGTCGCTCTTTAAAATGGCACCTAACGGTTCGGTAGCTTGGCGAAGGTACAGCTTTGTGCAGTGGCTTCGAGTGTTGGTGCTGGACTTTTGCCAAACTGCTTGTTAGCCGCTGTTTTTATTATCAAATAATTAAAATTTATAAATATGTTTAAAAAGTATCAACACTTAGAAAGATTTGGAACTACAGAAGTTCAAAACATTGAATTAGGAGAATGTCATATATTCCCAAAAATTGACGGAACAAATGCAAGTGTATGGCTTCATAACGGAGAAATACAAGCTGGAAGTAGAACAAGACATTTAACACTTGAAAAAGATAATGCTGGATTTTTAGAATGGGTTTTAAACCAAAAAAACTTATTAAATTATTTAAAAGAAAATCCAACACATAGACTGTTTGGAGAATGGCTCGTTCCTCATTCTTTAAAAACTTACAGAAACGATGCTTGGAGAAAGTTCTATGTTTTTGAAGTTGTTGAAGATAGAGATTTAAGCGAGTTACAACATGATGCAGACGAGAAATTTAATTACTTACATTACAACTATTATAAGCCATTATTAGAGAAACACGAAATTGATTTTATACCGCCAATTGCTGTAATTAGAAATAGTAATTACGAACAATTAGTAAATCAATTAATGAAAAATGATTTTCTTATTGAAGATGGCAAAGGTTACGGAGAAGGAATTGTTTTAAAAAATTATGATTTTAAAAATAAATATGGTCGTAAAACGTGGGCAAAAATTGTAACAAGTGAGTTTAAAGAAAAACACGCTAAAGTTATGGGTAAATCGACAATTGAAGGTAAAAAAATGGTTGAAGAAGAAATTGCTGAAAAATATGTAACTACTGCTTTTTGCGAAAAAGAGTTTGCTAAAATTGAAAGCGTTGATGGTTGGAGTAGTAAAATGATTCCAAGACTATTAAATGTGATTTACTATGAGATTGTAAAAGAGGAATGCTGGAATTTCGTTAAAGAAAATCGCAATCCAACTATTAATTTTAAAACACTTCAGCATTTTGTTTTCGCTAAAGTTCGTGAAAGATTACCGCAGTTGTTTTAAAATAGCGGCTAACAATATGTTTACGCAATTCCTTTTACCAAAAGTTAATTTAAAGCAAATGTATAAAGAAAAAAGTGGTATAAGTTCAAAGTGGCTGATTAAAGGAATTGAAGGATATTGCTTTGGGTCAGATTCAAATCTTTACCGGATGCCTTTTAAGTCAGGCCGAAACTATTACGGGTTAAGGCAAATCAAAGAACAGGATAGATACAGGTATAAGATAAATGGCAAGTGGTGGTCTAAAAGGCAATTAAAACCAAAGCTATACCTGAATCCTGAGCCTGAAATTTTAATTAGTTCGGGTGATATGCCATTTTAAAAGTATTTTGATATATTTGGGTAAACAACAGACAAATGAAAGTATTCACAGGTTCACAGGCAAAGGATATGATTCTAAATGATCAGTATCCAATCGGTTCGATAGGCGTATGCAATACCAAGTACGGTTGGGCTTATTGGTTTTGGGATGGTCACATTTTTGACTCAGGCGTAGGCAACAGCGAAAAGGATGCATTAGGAAAGGCTAAACTCAATTTGAAATCATGACACTAGCAATGTTTTTACTCGGAGTCTTTTTAGGCTTTTGGCTTGGTGCTTTATCGGCAATTTCCTATTTCAGGTCAACTAAGCCATTGACTAAGAAAGTACATCTCAAGGAATCTAAAATGATTGCAACTTCTGCGATTGTTGGTCAGGTGGTTTATTCGGCTAATTGATATGACTGCATTTGAACAATACCTAATCAGTCAGGGATTTGAACGGTTTGAATTTAACGCTAAACTTTGGAAGTTAGAACCTGCTAAAGGTTACCTACTTTCATCAATGGGTAATCTAGACTACCGATACATTCATTACCAAAATCCAAAGTTTCAGATCATTTTCGGACTGCATGAGAAAGATAGACCTGCAACGCTAATTTATCCAAGGCCAAATATAGTGTCAAATGATGTTAACAAATTCTCAGATGATGCAATGAATAGGGCTTTAGCTAAGTACACGCCTGAACAGGTTTTTAAAGCTATTTTTGACAGGTGTATAACTCTGGAAGTATGAAAACAATAGTATCAATAATAGTATACAACCGATACGAGAACATTGAACGATGGCTTAAGTGTTGGTCGAAGTGTGACCAAAAAGATGCGGAATTGGTAGTGATTCAAAATACTGACCGATTGGCTAGACCTGACCAAATACGCTCATTATGCGAAACGTATAACATCAAATACTTTGAACGGCCTAATGAGGGCATGGATATTGGGGCTTTTCGTGATGTATGTAAGGAAAATATAAAAGGGTTTCCAGAGTTTGATAGGTTGCTATGGATCACTGACGATGTCATCCCAATGTCTAAAACATTTGTAGATGCTTTTGTGCAAGGTGATGGATTGAACTGCATGGAGATTAGCAATATCAAATCTCCTTTGCACGTTCGTACTACTGGATTTTGCATTACCAAAGATATGGCTAAACGATTGGAGTTTGGCCCGTTGGTTACTAAGATGGATTGCTATGACTTTGAGCATAGGAGTCAAAATACGCTTATGCTCCAGGTTGAACGTATGGGATATAAGGTTAAGCAAATATCACCTTTGCAAACTTCGCCTTTGTGGGACACAGGAAACAGAGCGCATTTGAAACGGATGAAAGAGCATCTAAGAGAGTTTCAGGACTTGGATTTGGGAAAAGTCATTGTGATTTGTCCTATTTTCAATTCCTATCCTTACATTATCCATGTTTTACAGGCTCAGAGTTATAAGAATTGGGAGTTGCGATTAGTACATGATGGGGCTAATGAAACAAATCTAAAGGCTGTAATTCAGTCAATCGGAGATGAACGGGTGAAATACTCAGAAACAAAGATAAGGTCAGGGAATTGGGGGCATAAGATCAGGTCAGAGCAAATCAATCTATTGCCTAATGATGGGTTTGTCCTGATTACCAATCCTGATAACTATCACGTTCCTGTATTCTTGGAAAAGATGGTTCAAGGTTTTATTTCTCAGAATGTCAAGGCTACCTACTGCGCTCAGATGGGGCATTCTTATGTAGATTGGCGGGTTATAAATTGCGAATTAAAAAGAGGTTTCTTAGATTGTGCTGGGGTTGTATTGCGTTGCGATGCTGCTAAGTCGGTAGGATGGAACGACATAGAGTCGCATTCATCCGATTGGACTTTCTTTAATGATGTGGCTAAGAAGTACGGAGTAAGTTCCTTCGCTAGGGTCGAAGGATGTTTATTGATTCATAATTAAAACAGACAGATATGTTTTGGAATTTTGATATATTGAAAAGATTAGAATGGTGTGAAAATGAATTAAATTACCTAAAAGATTTAAAGGAATTTAAGAATGAAAACAAAAAAAGGAAGAAAAAGCATAAACTAAAAATACCTCCTACAAATAAAAATGATCTTTGGTATTAATAATTAAACAGACATACATGAAAACACTTGTATTAGGAGGTACTGGACTATTAGGTAGTGAGTTAAAACGGATTGATCCTGAGTTGATTTGTTTGGGCAGAAATGAATGCGATATTAAAAATGGAACAGATGTTTATGTTCAAATTTTTAAGTATAAGCCTAAAACAATTATTTTATGCGCAGCAAATCTAAAAGAATGGAATAATATTGAATTGATTTGGACAAATATTATAGGTTCAGGAAATGTAGCTTTAAATTGTTTTAATGAGCAAATAAGATTAGTCTACATCTCAACCGACTACGTTTACCCAAGCGAAAATGGAAACTACAAAGAATCCGATCCTGTATTGCCGTTTAATAACTATGCATGGTCTAAACTTGGAGGGGAGTGTGCTGTTCGGTTAGTTCCGAATCACTTAATAATCCGGACTAGTTTCGGGGCTTCTGAGTTTCCATATGACCAAGCTTACAATAACAAATGGACATCAAAAGACTACGTTGATTTGATTGCGCCAATGATTCTGCAAGCTGCCAAATCTGACATTACAGGCGTGATTAATATCGGTACTGAAAAGAAAACGATTTACGATTACGCTAACCGTAGAAACACCGTAACAGGAAAACCACTAACTGACAATTCAAGCCCACGGGATTCATCGCTAAACCTTGACAAATGGAAAGCATTTCAAAAAAGCATACAGCCTGCCGAGTCTGCGGATCAGGCGATTTAAAGCCATACCTTGATTTGGGAATGATCCCTTTGGCAAATAACCTTTGCGAAACAAAGGAAGGATCATTAAAGGCTATACGGTTTCCACTTGTTGTCGCATTTTGCGAATCATGCGGACTATCTCAACTTACTGAGGTAGTTGATCCTGAAATCCTGTTTAGTTATTACACCTATCGAAGTTCAATTAATCAGGGATATGTAGACCATTGCCGACAAATGGCAGAACAGTTACGGGCAAAATATAACCTTGGGCATAATTCGTTTCACATTGACATTGCCGGTAACGATGGCACGCTATTAGCTGAGTTTAGAAAAGTCTTAGGGCATCGGGTTATTAATGTCGATCCAGCTCAAAACCTTTGCAAGATTGCAGAGTCAAAGGGGATCATTTCTATTCCTGAGTTTTGGGGGTTGAAGATTGGTAAAATGTTTGCAGATAGTTGCGACTTGATTACAGCAACGAACGTATTTGCACATCTTGACAACGTGACTGAGTTTTTGGAGGCTTGCAAGATAGCTTTAAAGCCTGATGGGGTCTTGGTTATCGAGAATCCTTATTGGCCTGCTACAATGCTTGGAAATCAATTCGATCAGGTCTATTTCGAACACGTTTCATATTGGTCAGTTAATCCAATGATTGCACTATGTCAAAAGGTTGGATTGAACCTGATTGATGTATCTCAACAAGATATTCACGGGGGAACGCTAAGGTATATCATTAGCAAAAAGCAAACTCAGAAAGATTTGGACTTTCTTTATGAATCAATCTTTTGGGCTAAGTTAAAAGACTACAAAGATTGGGCAGATAGTATTGAATCAATCCGAGATGAGATTATCGAAAAGCTAGTAGGTATCAAAGTTTCCGATTATAAGATTTGCGCCTTTGCTGCAAGTGCAAAGGGTAATACCTTGATGAACTATTGTGGTATCAATAGCGACTTGGTTAAGTTCATTGTTGATGAAACGCCTGAGAAGATCGGTAAGTATTCACCTGGAACTGGCATTCCTATTGTCGGACTTGATGCGATTGTAGAATATCAGCCTGATTATGTCCTGATATTGTCTTGGAATTTTCAATCCGACATAATTGCCAAACTCAGACCGATTTGCCCGAATGCTAAGTATATTGTGCCTATTCCTAAGTGGGAGGTGATCGAATGATAATCTATTCTAACCCATTCCGATCAGATAAAAACATTGGATTAGCTTACAATGAATTTATCCAATGCTTAAACGTGCCTGATGACACTTGGATTGTACTACAGGATGGTGACATTACATTCTTAACTGATGATTGGGGCAAACGCATTGAAGATTCTTTAGCATTAGACGGGGATAAGTTCGGACTGATTGGATGCAAGACTAACCGGATACGGTCAAAGTATCAATTGCATAATTCAGAGTTCAGCTTTGAAACGGATGTAAAAAAGCATCATGAGATAGCTTTGACTTATTCAGAAGTTGGAATAGAACCTATGAAACGAGGCGAAGTCATAGCTGGGTATTTGATGGCATTCAGGAAAGAAACTTGGAAACGTGCAGGTGGGTTTCACGAAAAAAATATAGCTTGTGATGCTATTTTTAGTGAACAGGTCAAAGGGTTAGGACTGCAATTAGGTCAGTTTAAAAACCTGTATGTTTTTCATTGCTATCGAATCTGGAACGATGTAAACCCTTGGAATGATAAGAGGCACTTGTTATAAGTGCCTTTTTTATTTACATTTATCAATTATTAACCAACTCAGGATAATATGCCTCCAAGTAAATTAATCATATCAGTTGAAGATATAAACACTGAACCAATTACCCTAACAGATGCAAAAAATTGGCTTCAGATGTCATCTGATCAAGTCGATTGGGATGACTTGATAGAAAACTATCTTATTCCAGCATCACGGGAAACAACTGAAAAGAACTCAGGCCAACTATTGAGCGTTCGTGAAGTGACGATATCTAACAACTCAAAGTCAGAACGTATTTATCCTATTGGCCCGTGGGTTGCAGATGTGACAACTGATGAAACTGAAACAACTGACTACGTTTATGAGGCAGGGTTTAGTTCAGTTCCTTTGGATTTGAAAGTTGCAGTTCTTCAGAGAATCGCTACCGGATTTGCATATCGTCAAAATGGAATAGCTGAAGCAGTCAATCAGGCTATCAATTTAAGCATTACAAGCGAGTACAAATACAGAGAGGACGCATGGGTATAAACTTTGGGGCATACGATCAATCCGTATCTTTCCAGTCATTCGGTTCAACTGATGACGGATACGGAGGTGCTGTAATCTCATGGACTACGGTTCTGACTACGTTTGCCCGTGTGCTTCAAGTTCGTGGTGATAACCGTATTGAATCGGCTCAACTGACTTTGCCTAAAACGTATCGTATCGGTATTCAGTGGAGGTCTACATTTGTGCCGGATGAATCTATGCAAGTTCTTTATAAAGGGGCATTTCATAAGATTACAGGCGTTTCCATTATGGAAGAGCGTATGCGTAAGGAGTATATCATAACAATGGTCAGAACCGATCAGGAAATAGAAACTACTTAAATGGCTATCAGGGTAAAAGGGTTAGATCAGGCAATCAAAGCATTATCTAGAAAAGGTGATGATGCTATCATTGCTATTGCCGATGTCCTTGAGGATATTGCAAAAGGGATAGAAATAAGTGCTTCGCAAGATGCACCTCAAAATATTTCATTTAGCGATATTACTTCTGAATTAGGAGTAACAACTGTTGATTTAAACATCGGGCAAAGGATTAAATCTAAACCTTTAGCATCTATAAACGGTCAAGTAGTTTCTTGGGAAATATTTGTGCAAACTAATCCAGATAACAGGCTTTCAGATTTTGATGGATACATGGAATTTAACACGGGTTTAGAGGCTGCTCAATTACTTTCTAATCCTAACTATACTCAAGAGATAAAAGACTTAGCTCGAAAGTATTATAAAAATGGTCAAGGCACATTGAGCGGTAAACCGTACTTTTATCCAAACGTATTCCGCTATACTGCTAACTTTGAAGAGAAGTTGGAAAAAGCCATTAAAGATGCAATAAAATGAAAGAAATAGCCTCAGATCTTAGAAAAGCTGTAATTGATGCAATAACGCCTTTGGTGTTGTCAGGCGTGACTATTCCGGTCAGAGATAGCTTTCTAAATCCTAACGTATCACCTGCAAGCTATTTAGGAGGCAAGGCTTATGTTCTTATTACAGATCAAAACGATGCTGAAACGATCGGTAATAGATGCTCAGGTCGTCAAACCGTTGGATTAACCATTGACATCATTACCAAGTTTCCAGTGGGTTCTTCAGGCCGTTTAGCTTCTGAAAACATTTCATCTGTTATCAGGCCGTTGATAACCAAGACTAATTTAGCACTTCCATCCGATTGGCTAATCATTGACATTAAGTCTTTCGGGCAAAGTATTATCGAGCAAGGCAGTAGCGAAATCGCATACCGTAAATTGCTTAGATATAGCTTTGATATTTGGGAGGTTGCATAATATTTTTTTTATTCTCATATTTGGATAAACGAATTAACGACTATGGCTAATCTATTTGTTGACGGCTCGGACTTTGCATTGCTTTTGACCATCTCCGCACAGGAAGTGGAATTGGTTTGTAAGTCTGCATCGACTATCACATTCTCAAATACTTCTATTGAAGTCCGTAACCGATGCACAGGCGAATATTCCGAGCGTGTGGCAGGTGGTCAGAAAACAGGTTCTATCGACTTTACAGGCGATTATAACAAGACTCCTAACGCTCCTAATATCACCGCTTTCGACATTGCTCAGCAGTTGGGCAATATCCTTCCTGCGGTTTGGGGAGGTACTTCTCCAGGCGATGAGATTGTTACAGTTGATGTTCAGGTAAACAACGTTTCAATCACAGCCGACACTGACTCTCAGGTTAGCTTTTCCGCTACCTTGGATTTTGCCGGTACTCCAGTATTTGGTACTGTAACTACTTAATATGGCTCAATACCATAGAATTACAATCCCTGAATTAGGGGAAGTTCCTTTCTTTGCCAACCTTGGCGCATTGGGTGAGTTTGAGGATTACTTTGGTAAGCCTTGGCACACTCTTTTATCGGCTTCATTTGCCACTAAAGGCGTTTGGTTCGTTTTGCTTTTCAAGTGCTATGAAGTAGCCTGTAAACGGCAAAGAATGGAAGTTAAACACAGCTTGGAGGATTTTAAGCTGTTTATAACTTCTGAAAACTATTCCGAGATTGTGCCATTGGTGGAAAAAGACTTGATGGCAGAATTGGGGATTAACTTGGATGACTTGCAAAAAAAAACGAAGGACAAAGCGAAGTAAAGTTTAAAACAATACGGGAATATCTATTGGTCTTGGTTGGCAGAATAAAAATCGCTTACCAAGACCTTTTCGTTTTAAGCAGGTCAGAAATAGATTCACTTATTGAAGGGCATGAGTTGGATATTAGAGATACGTTTTCTTTGCATAGGGAATTGACAGGGGTAATTATTCAGCCTTGGCTAAAGAAAGGGGCAAGCGTAAAGATGAATAAGATACTGGTATTTCCTTGGGAGAAAAAGCCAAAAACAGAAGTCAATACTCAAAGTATAGAAAAAGCCAAAAAATTGGGCGAAATTGTAAGACAGAAACGAATTAAACCGAGGGACAATGGCAAATCCTAAAATAGAAGTTGAGATTGGTAGTGATATTAAAGGGCTTAGGTCAGGGGTTGATTTAGCTGAAAAGGAATTAAATCAACTTGGTGCTGCTGCTCAATCGGTTGCTCCTAAGATTAATAAAGCTACTCAGGCTGCAAGCGGTTTTAATTCCGTAGGTACTGACTTTGCCCGTATCATTCAGGATGCTCCGTTTGGTATCATTGGTGTATCAAATAACATTACTCAGTTGGCTAGTAGCTTTGGGGCTGCAAAAGCTTCAGGGGCTTCTTTTGGCACAATTCTAAAAGGTGTATTTTCAGCCGGTAACTTGGTGACTCTTGGAATATCTGCAATTACGACTGCATTGGTATTGTATGAGCAAGGTGTATTTGATTCTAAAGAAGAAACTAAAAACCTGACAGATGAACTCGAAAAGTATAGAGAATCTTTACAGGGAGTTGATAAGGCTATTTTACAGGGTTTAGGATCTGCTCAAAAAGAGATTCAATCCTTTCAGCTTCTAAAGGCTCAAGCTGAAAACGCTAACATTTCACTTCAAGATCGAACTGAAGCTGTTAAAGAACTTCAAAAGCAGTATCCTGACTACCTTGGTAATTTATCTCAAGAACAGATTCTTAGCGGTAACGTTGGGACTGCTTACGATGAATTAACCAAGTCTTTAATCGCAACTGCAAAAGCTAGGGCTGCTTCTGACCAAATCGCTGAACGGTCTTTAAATGTACTGACTTTAGAGACTCAAAAAGCTAAGTTAGAAACTAAGAAGCTAAATGAGGCTCAAATACAGGCTTTAAAAACTGCTCAAGGTTTAGGCGGTGCAGGAATTGGAACTACTGCCATTACTCAAAAGGATTTACTTGCAAGGGGTGAAAACCTAAACATATCAAAACAGCAAGCGGAATTAGATGAGCAAATCAAAACTGAAAATGCTGAGATAGCAAAACTATCTGAATTTATTACAGGTCAGATTTCTCAAGGGGCAAAGTTTACCAAAGACACCAATACAGCTAAAAAAGAGCAAATTAAACTTGAGGATGAATTAATTTTAAGATTAGATGCTGCAAATAGATTAAGACAGGAATCAGCTGGTAAATTAGAAAAACTTGCGCCTGAATTGATTAAAAATGAGCCTATAATTCAGGATATCAATATTGGATTAAGTTCAGCACCTTTAGAAGATGCTATTTCTAATGCAGATCAAAAAGTAATTGAAGGTTTAAGTAATGTAAGAAATAGTCTTCAAAACTTTAATGCTGAAGCAAGCGCAATACTTGAAAACGGAGTAGCTAATGGACTTGGAGATTTAGCTTTTGCTTTTGGTGATGCTTTAGCAAGTGGTGCTAATGTAATTGATTCATTAGGGCCTGTTCTGCTTGGCAGTATTGCTTCAATTCTTAATCAACTTGGTCAACTTGCCATTGCTACTGGTGTGGCTACTGAAGGTATTAAGGTTGCTTTGACAAGTTTAAATCCAGGTTTAGCTATTGCAGGGGGTATTGCATTGGTGGCTTTAGCTGGATTTGTAAGTAATAAAGCTAAATCACTAGCTGGAGGAGGCGCAAGAGGTGGCTCATTCTCAGGGGCATCAGGCGTATCTCAGGGAACGGCATTTACAGGGCAGGGTGCAAGTGCTTTGCCGTTTGACCGAACGCTAGGACTAACAGGAGAGTTTAGGGTAAAAGGTCAGGATTTGGTTTATGTATTTAATGAGGCGAGTTCTAAAAACGCACGAGGCTAATGGCAGACTATCGACTTAAAATAAGGCTTTCTTCAGGTGGTGGGGTCATAACCATTAACGGCCAAACTCCGCAAACATTCTACACGGCTGGAGATGTCCTGACTATTTCGGTCACTCTTGATCCTGGTTTTAACTCGGTCGAATGGTTTAGGGCAGGCGTAAGTATCTCGACTTCCACTAGCTTTAGCTTTACCATGCCTGAGTCCGATGCCTCAATACTTGGCGTTGCTTCAGGTGCTTTCGCTCCGGTGGATGGCTATGGATTGAAATACTATCGGGAGTCAAAACAGGATAAGGACAATGGGGCTTGCGTTCGGTTGGAAATTTACCAAGATGGATACGGTGGCGCAAGTTCTGAGATTGAAGTTCAATCCTGTTTGCTTCGCTTTGGGTCTTTAGGTCAGGACATATTAGAAACGGTTGTAGGGTCTTCTTTGGACTTTACCATAGTAGGCACTAATGACCAATTCAAAGAGTTTTTAATTGGAGATAATAGGACTTGGAAGGCTGTTTTAAAGATTGGCTTAGATGTCAAGTTTGTCGGATTCATTACGCCTGACTTCGTTACAATCAATGACTTTTCAGGGCCTACTACCCAAACATTTACAGCCGTTGATGGATTGAAAGGATTGGATTCGATCAGGGTTCAGGATACTATCTTTCCAGGTACTCCAAGAGATAAGGCGTTTAATGCTTTAATAGGGTCGCTAAATCAAACCTTTGTAGACTTCCGAAATGTAAACATGGCAGCGCAAGTGCATGAGGTTAGAATGTACGAATCTGAAAACGTATTTGAACAATTCTTTACCCCTGATGCTGCGGTTTATACGGAAGGTGTGCCACAATTCCTAAACGGTTCGGTTATATTGAACAATACGCTATTTATCAAGGAAACGATTGAAGGCCTTCTAAAACCGTTCCTTTGCCGTGTATTCCTTTGGGATGACGAGTTTTGGATAGTAAGGATAGGCGAGTTAACGAAGAACGCTTACACGGCCTTTAAATACCTTCCTGATGCAACCTTGGATAGTGAGGATGTCATAACCAACGGAACTGACATTGAATGTGATATAAACCTACCTGAGATTTCAGCAAGGCGAGTATTTACAGAGTTTACCGTTAATCTGAATTTAGGCAAGTTAGCAAACCAAGCGCAAGGCGGTGTCTTTGAGGCTTCCTTTGCCTTAGATAATTGGTTTAGGTCTTCAGCTGTTTCGACTCCTCCGAATGTTTATTACCTATCTAATTGGGATTATGTACGGGCTATTGCAACCAATCAACCTTCATCCACTCCGTCAGGCGATACCGCTTTGATTCAGTACGAATCGAGGGCAGAAGCTGAAGGATGTAAGATTTGGACTACTACGACAACTTCAGGACTTTCCGATCCAAATATTTCTTATATCCTTGCAGAAACTCAGGACTTTGGAATACCGATTAATATAGCCGTGGAAGCTGCAAATAAGATCAGCTTTGATATTGAGTTTATGGTCGATGCTGTAACCGCTAATGATCCTGGCACGTTTGCAAATCATTCGGTAGGGTTTAGTATTCAGGTCGGGTCAAGTTATATGTACCGAGTTGATGCAACTACCTTCGATTGGACTTTGACTCCTACGGTTATGACCTTTGCCGTGACCAATCAAAGGGTATTCAATACGATCAGCATTGCCAACGTGGATGTGCCTGAGAACGGGGAAGTGAAAATAGCTTTGTATCAACTGATTCTAAATTCAGGTACTCGCCACCAATACGCTTTGATTTGGAGAAACTTGAAACTTACCATTGAGGAAAACGAGGCTTTAACCTTGGCTACCATTTCGACAAAGGCCGTAACGGATAACCCATATTCAAATGTGCATCCGGATTATGACACGGTAATTGGAGATGCAGAAACAAATATGTCGAGTTCAGCAATTAAGCTAGACCTGACCGATACGCCTGTAAGTGAAAATTGGACTCGTGACGGCGTAGAATCACTACCTTTGATGTCTATCATAGCGCAAGACTTAGCCAACCTTAAAGGCCGTACAAATGAGCGGTTGATTGGGCAAATGATTCACACGGAATTAAAACCTTATCAATCATATGCCTACAACGGTGATCTTTGGGCGGTGGTGTCAATGGAATGGGATGTGTTTAGGGATGTGAATAGAGTAGAATTGTTTAACTTAGGGCAAATTCCTACAACGTAATGGCGGATATTAGCATAACCACATATCAGAACAAAGTTTACAAGTCAGGGGCATCTACTTCAT